GGGCATACCTTGCTGTTTATACTTGTGTCCTGAAGATGTCGAGTTCTTGTAGCTGACTTTCTCCAAATCACGACACTTGTGGAGCTCGTCAAAGAATTGCTCATCAGGAGTGGTAGTCATGAACAGATGGTAAAGTCCAATGATAAAACAGATAAGGTCGTCGCCTTGAGGAGGGTCGAAGTTGGTGTCAGTCATGCGCTTGAGTTTGAATTCGAGGTCGTCCACAGTCGCTTTTTGTAAGTCATGGGAGTCAGCAAGACTGGTGTCTAGCAACTCGCTGAAGACGTCTGAAACGGTGGAATTGACAAATTGGCGGTGGTACATGTCGCGCTTTTGAGTGTTGTCTTGGCGTATGAAAGTGAATCCAGGACCGCGAATGTGTAAGGATGATGCATAATTAGAGCATGCTATAGCGCATTTCATTAGCTGAGGATCTGGTGAAAAGCCAAAGAAGTCTTGAGCACGACCCATGCACTTGTCATACAAGAGATCGGTGCTGTCTAGAGCATTTTTGACGCAGGAAACGAAGTTTACAGAGCGATGCTGGTAAGTCATCTTCAAGTCTTGTTGGTCGTGTGCGGATTGGCAGACAATGAGTCCCTTCTCAACACCAATAACATAGGCAATGACTCCAGAGCCTAAAAAGACTGGAGAGCCGGATGAGGTTTGAGGGAGATCACTGTTCTCGTGAAGGTTAGTGCGCTTTCCACCGGGGAGCTAGAAACGACCACCATGCTGTTTGTAGTGGTAGGTCTCATAGAGGCTCAGGTAGTAAACGGTGCCCTTGTGACTGACAATTTTAGCATCATGGTATCTGTGTGTGAGACCGCAAGTGACGATCTTGACGACACAGCCCACTTTCGCGTTGGAACACTTATTGTAGCGGCATTGGAAATCTCTGGGTTTCTTGAACTCGAGGCAGGCGAAATCTCTCTCGGAGGAGACATTGAACTTGGTGACATCGATATTCCATTACCTTGAGCCTGAGCTGAGAGTGATAGGAGATGTGCCATCGAGAAC